TATATTACTCCAAAGTTCACGGGTCCAAGTATAACCTTTATGAGACTTACGTTCCCCATTAATGCATTTAATTATATTTGAGTGTTGTAATCCAGTTTCTAACATTTCTTTTTTTCCTATGTATTTGACTACTTCGCCTGTGATGGTATTAGTTCCCACCCAAACCCAAGTGCGCCTAGCTGTATTACCAGTGGCGTAGCTGTTACCTTTAAATAAAGCACTTGCGGTAGCTTTTTGTTTTTCCGATGAAGGTAATCCTTGTCGCCATTTATTACCTTTATGGAGGGCGCTTATTTTAGCTTTAAATTCTTCAGAATGGATAGGCCCAACCCTAACTCCTTTATTCCAAGGAACTTGCCCAATATGACCAAGTCTATTATTTTCAATGTGCTTTTCTGTAGATTTAGCTCCTTTGTTCCAAGCAGGTTGCCCTATATGAGTAAGTCTATTTCTTTCAATTTGCTCTACTGTAGCTTTATACCCTGAAGTACCTTCCCCACCATCAGTTACGTTACATAACTTAAATCCTTGTTCGCGATAGTGTTTTATTAATTCAATTTCTTTAGCAAAAGCATCTTGTTCAATATCAAATTCGGCTAGTATTTTTACTATTGGGGAACCGTGTTTAGCCACCACGTTATTCCAATGCGTTCCCCGTTGATAAAACACATACGCTCGGTTTTTAAACCCTTTGCCTATATAAAATAAACGTCCCTCAAGGGTATAATGTGCATAAACATAAAACATATACTTTAAATTATATATGGCTAGTTGGCGGTTGCGCTATAGCTGACACTAAGCGTATCGCCTGACGTTACAGTTTTAGACCCTGCAGTAAAGTCACCCGCACTGAATAAAGTGCCTGTAGTGTTGTCAATAGTAGCCGAACCCCCAATGTTAATAAAGCAACCCGCAATAGTACCAGAGCCTGTCATTGTAAATACAACAGGAGTAGACGTAGCTTTAACCCCCGCAGATGCTGCGCCAAAGACTGGTGTTTTACGAGTACCCGAATACGTAGGAGCATTTGCTAATCCTACTTCTAACCATGTGTGTGACGCTTGAGTATCAGCTACATCAGCTGTACCTGTACCTTTAAGTCCCATAACAACAGCACCGCCAGCGGTGTTACCTAACACGGTGTCCATAGTAAAGTTCTTACCGACAGTAGTTACTAGATTGCCAATAACGTCAGCCCATTTAAGAACGCCAAATCTATCATGGCATATTACTTCATAAGTTCCGTGTAGGCTCATAGACTCTTCATAACTTGCTCCACGATCTACTGAGGCAGAACAGCTATCACCTACATTTGTTTTTTCATTATGCATTTTAATTCCTTAAGATATTCGTATAACAGCTGTTGTAGCTGTAGCTGGTGGGAAGGTAACTGTAAATGTACCTGATGCAGTCTTGTCTGAACCAAAGTCTAAAACAGCTACAGCGGCATTAGTTGTACTATTATATATTAAAGCTCCACGAGATAGGAAGCTAGATGCTGACCATGAGACGTTATTAAATGATATGTAAGCTGTTGAGCCTGAACTAGCAGGTGCTATAGGTGTTAATACATTGCCCCCTGCGACATACCCTGTCCCAACTACTTCATTTAAAGTTGTATAAACTAAAGTTGCCGCATTGAGGTCCGCATTAGCTGTATATAAAGCTATCTTATATACATAGGGTGTACCAACAGCAAAGTTCTCTAAGCCACTTAGCAGTTTTTGTTTAAAAATAGTAGTCTGACCTTGAACTATCATAAGCTGCTATAAGGTAGTTTAGTTTGATTGTTTCTGTACGAGTCACCTCTCTCTAAACCATCACCAAGACGTTTCAGTTGACCTAGGGCTTCTTGATACTTTTGTTCGTAGTACCCTACCATATCTGCTTCACCTTTCATAAAAATCATAGCTTCACGCATAGCGCCGTATAACAATACAGGATCATAATTATCACCTAACCAAGTGGTACCTGATGCGTTTGATATTGAGGTTACAGTTAAAGTAAACCCAGAGCCTATAGGCCCTAATGCACCCGTATAAATAGATAATACGTCCCCAACAGCATACAATGAACCATTATTGACAAACGATACTGATGTAACAATCCCTCCTGTTACAATAATATTTGCCGCAGCATAGAAGCCGTTACCATCAGATAAAGGAACATCATAATACACACCACTAGTATAACCCGCTCCGCCAGACGTTATGCTTGAGCCACTAATCACCCCTTGAACAATGGTAACTGGGTAGTAGTAATAATGAAGCTCAACAGAATAACTTGCATCAGGAGTGGGCGCAACTAAAAGAGATAGCTCATTTTTATAGGATAGTTGTGATCCAAATATAGCATAATATTTAGGCAAAGATGTGGCAGTGGGCGATGGATACGCTTCCCTAATAAAGCTAACATCTTTATCTATAAGGTAACTATATATACCCGCCGTGCTCACTGCAGCCAATGAGTAAACAGATAAGAAATCATCAGGACATGACAGATAAGGATTTGCCACTGTAACATTACCCGTTACATTCTTTCTTAGTACTGGGATTTGAACACTGTTATATATCCTACTTTCCGCCTGTTGAATAAACGTAGGTATATTAGCCACGAACATGTTTTCAGTGTTCTCAGCATAATCTTGAATTGTCTGCCGCAGTGCTAAGTAATTCATTGATTACGCCATTGGACCACGGGCGATGGTTCCTTTTACAGCAGCGCCGTTACCACGAGTTTTTACACCAGTAGTTTTAATGTCCTTTTGAGGATAACCTGAAGTATTAGCTGCAGGTGCTGGTTTAATTTGTGGGTACTTATCAGATAAAATAGTCATATCATTCTCTATGTTGTAGTTACTGAACTAACTTGCCCTACTGCAATTAAAGCATTAGGTGTTAAACTTGCGTCAAACTGTGAAGCTCCACCAACAGGTGCCCAGCCCCACTGGAATACTCTTGATCCGCCAGCGCCGTAGTTATTAATGTCTAAACCCGATACATCATAACTTGTGTCTCTACGTGGATTACGTAGCGCCTGTGGATCAAAAACGGGCCTCATCCCAATTTGCAACTGTGGTTGATCAGGGGACCAGCAACTGTCACACGCCAGTATATTAGTTATCTTAGTCTTTATAGTAAGTGGGCGCAACCTTTTAAGTAAGTACTCCATACCACAAACATCACAGGTTCCAAGTGCTATTTTGCCACGAGCGTATTTAGAGCTCATTAAATAAACGCCATCCGTGGAACCATACGTACAGGAGCTTTTTCTCTATTTTCATCGGCTGCTAATTGAAACTGCTCATCATAAACAGCTTTAAGTGCAGTAGCTCTTTGTAAGTCCATACCCGGAAGCTTCATAGATAGATAATAAGCTAAGCCAGCTACAAGAGCAGGTAAGAAGAGATAAGGTATATCTTGCGTGTTGGTACCGTTACCAGCGTCTTGCATTCTTCTTAAGCGCCAGTACACGAATGTATATTGGGAATCAGGAGCTTGCGGCGTAGGCCACACATTGATCGTTGGACTAGCTACACCTGTAGGAGTTGTTGCACCTGATTGTCTGTTTATCCACACTTGGATAGGTTTACCTAGCGCATTCTTATTAGGGATTGTCGAGTAAGTAGAACCTGAAATTCTTGATATAGTTATATCAGATTGGTTTTGACCTGAACCTGTACGTATTACATGGTCTAATAAGTCAACGGTGTCTACAGGCAGTGGGTATACCGCAACACCTGTGTTAAGCACAATCTGTCCTTGCTCTACAGTCCAGAGGTTTATACCCTTATTTCCCCACTCTATTAGAAGTAAGTTAAGAGAACGTCTGGCTGTCTTAAAGTCATAACCACTACGAAGTTCAGAGCCCGCACGTTCAAAGGCTTCTTCAATTATTTCTGAGAGGTCTATATTAAATAGTGCAGTTCCAGTAGTGGTCATTTCTTAGCCCGTTTGTTTTTAGTAAGAGGAGGAAAGCTTTTAGCTACTCCCCCTTTCTTATACATCTCTACAGCATTAGGATCGTCCTTACGGATAATCTTCTTGCCTTTAGGCATCTTAGAATCACATATTGCCCCCATTCCACGGCTAGGTCGCATATCTATTCTCCAATGCTTTTAAATATGCAGCATCTATTTTGTCTTGCCAGTTTTTATTATACCATCTAGATACAGTACTAAGAGGTCTATCTACATAATTACAATATTCGTGAATACTTTTAAATACTACGCCACATGTAATTATCTGCTTCATCTGCAAACATGCCGCATCTCTTTGTTTTTCTTTTGAATTGGGTTTTTCCCAATGTTTTAACATAGCTTCTGACTGTTTAATCTTAGTCACTTCACTTGCTAATTTTCCTTTACGGTTTGTATTTCCAATTTTTAAAACCCTTATTTTCTCTTTAGTTTCTTCAGAATGGTTTCTTCCTAACCAAGTCCCAACTCGTCCCGTTAGTGCAGTGCTTAATTTTAATTTATGTTCAGGGCTTAATTTTCTCCCACTAACTCCTTCACCCCCGGGGGTTAAATTGGTTAGAGGCAATCCCATTCTATTTAGACACTTTATTAAACCTATTTCTAATTTAAAAGCAATTTCTTCTGATGAGCATTCAATAAATGCAACCTCTATATTATCTTTACCATACTTTTTTATAACTCTAGAATGATAGATATTATGACTATTTGCGTCTAATCTTTTAGCGCGTATTAACTTTCCCTTACCAACATAAAAAGGTATATTGTCAGGTTTTAATTGTATATACGCGCCAAAATTACTCATTAGCAGATTCTACCACGAGTTTTACCACGTTGAGCAATACCATCAATCTTAGACTTAACAGAGCCACCTGATTTAAAAGCAGAACTAAGCTTATTCGCCATAGGTCTTTGTAAGTCAGCGTTACGCATTTCATCCATTGCTGGGTTTGATGCTGTTGGTGCTACAGCAGGTCTTGCTACAGCAGGTCTTGCTACAGGCACTACAGGTCTTGCTACAGCAACTGGGCGATCATCTCTTTTAGAAAGCATTTCACTTTCAATATCAGCTCGTCTAATAGCGTCAGCAGCTTGTTGGCGTTTTACTTTATTATCGTCTTTACCTTCTTTCTTTTTAGTAGCCATTAGACGAATTTCCCTTTTGTTTTACCTTTAGTTGCAACACCATCAGCAGCTTTTACAAAACCACCAGCTCTATAACATTTACCACCAGCTTTCATCTTTTTAGCAGGTTCAGACTTCTCACCTTTAGCATATTGCATAGGAGTGATCTTACCAGACTTAATAGCCTTAGCTTCTTTAAGCTCTTCTTTAACTGATTCTTTGCCTTTAAACATTTTCTTTAAATCAACTTTTTTAGCTGCCATTTTACCACCCTCGTTAAATTTCTTGCCTTTATCGGCCTGATTAAACTCTTTACCAACTGCTTGCGGAACACCCGCTTTCTTAGCCATTTTAGGAGAATGAGCAATCATCTCCATAAAGTTCGCTTGTTTCTTTGATTTACTTGGCACCGCACTTCCACCTTTTTAATGATGCTGCTTTTCGTGTAGGTTTACCACTTTCGTCTTTCATAGGACCGGGCATACCTGACATTCTGGCACAGAATGATTTCTTTCTTGGACCGCCACTAGGTTGAGGAGCCTTTAAATTAGAGCCTGTAGCTGCATTATAAACTTTTCTGCCCTTAGCTGTTAACCCTGCGCCCTTAGACACAGGTAACTTTTCCCCTCTACCAACTGATAAGACTGGAGCTTTTTTAGTAGTCATTAGTGTTTAATCATATCAATAACCCAAGTAACAAATGTAGCTACAGATGCGCCGATACCACCGACTACTAGTAATAACTTCCATCCACCTTTAGCTTCAGATAAAGTCTTACTTATTTCTCTAATAGCGTCCTTTATTTCTTCCATGTCTTTAGTCATTTTGTCCATGTCCGTTTGAAGGTGTCTTATATCTGCGCTATGAGTAGCAAGCTCTCTTACTGTTTGCATAGCTGGGTCATCTTCTCTACGATGCTCCATGACTTAGCCATATACTACAGTTACACCCAAAGGTGCTACAGTTCCGGGGACATAAAACATACCACTATTAAATAATATACCTTGTCCGGGCATTAGTATACTGCTTAAGTTAGAGTTTGTGCCTGTGTCTAGAGTTAACAGAATTGGGCCTGTAGCAGAACCATCTCTAAATGTAACAGTACCTGCACCAACCCCACCAGCAATAACAACACTCTTCATACGATATCGACCTGATACCATCAACACACCACCTGATGCTACAGAAGCACTGGAGTGAGCCGATTTGACGTCTGTTTGCATAGCCATAATTAATCTCCTAAATGTGTAAAGTTAAGGGCGGGTTTATACATTCTCGTTTAAGGCTAAGGTCGATCAACTCTAGCCCCCTTAGATTAATTATTAAGCGTCAAACGTAGTTGAACGATCATCAGGTTGTGCATAAGTTAAAGTCACAACAACAGAACCAGCAGTAGGTTGGCCTACAGAAGTAATAGTAGTAACAATAGCAGAACAAGCTGATTCGCCAGTAATAGCACTAGATACGTCTAAAGTAGTTGATTGCATAGCAAGAAGCTGTGCAGCAGTGAACGTAGGAGTAATTCTACCAGCGGCGGCTTTAGTATTAACACCAGAAGCGTATTCAGTACCACCTGCAGTTTTACCTACAGACAGTGTAGCAGAAGTAGCTGAGTCAAATACAGTTAAGACATCAACAACAATATTAAGTAACTGACAACCAGAAGGTAAGTAGTTAGTAACAGTTGAAGTTAAAGTGGTGTTGAAAGGAACAGTTTGAATTTGTTTTAAAACAGTAGTGCCAGTGTTTTTGTATTGATTGTACTTGATAGTACCTGATTTGACTGGACCTGAAAATGTAGTACGTGACATATTAGTTTCCTTCATAGAAAGTATAAGCTTAGTAGTCTTCTATGCGTCTGCCGGGGCAGTCTACTAAGCCGGATATTCCCGGTATTAGGGTACTTATACTACGGATTTATTATTCGTGCAAGTTTATTTTATTTGATTTTTTGCTATTTTCTTCACGAGTTATAACTGCTAAGTTCCAAGGCACATGAAGGCCGCTAACAAGCTCGCCACGAAGCGGCACAATATGATCTACAGCATAGGGTACTCCAGTTACTTTACTTACAAGCATGGCATCTAAATAGAACTGTTTAATTTCTGTCTTATGTTCTTGAGTAAGCCATTTAGGTGTAGCTTGTTTGTGCTTGGTTCTGCGGTGTTTATCATTGGCTAACACTAGTTCAGGATTGGCTTTCTTCCATGTTTTTCTATACTTTGTAATATCTTCAGGACTTCTACTTAAAGCCCTTAATTTTACAACTTCTTTATTATTCTCATAGTATTTCTTACCTGCTTTTTTACTAGCTTCCGATTTTGGCAATAACGCACGTTTAGCATTAGTTTCTTCCCATTCTATTTTTAAACAATCCATGCAAGTGCCTTTAGTTTTACGCAGTGCTATATGCCCATGCTTACAGGGTACGCCTGTAAAATAATGAGTTGCTTTGGTTTCTTGCGCTTCTTTACGAGTGGTTGGGTATTCACTGTACATTATATTCTCCTGTGGGTTTCGTTACAGGTAATATTATACAGATGTTTTTAAAAATAGCAAACATAAAAAAGGCCCACCGAAGTGAGCCTTAGTTTAGTCAGAGCCCTCTACTATCAAGCGCCGGCAGAACCGTACATACTCAAGGGATCACTCCAACCGAAGCTGTAACGCTCGCGGCTGCGGTACCTTACATTTCCGGTGTCGAAATCTCCACTCATGTCATTAGTGATAGGAGCACGAACAAAATGCTTCATACCATTAGGTACATCAGTAGTTAAGAACCACCCATTGCTATCAGTCAAGAAATGGTTAATAGCATAGCCTTGTGGAATAGAACCGTTGTTTTTCAATGCGTTTAAGTCATTGTCAGCAGTTCCTACACGTTGTTCAGTTTCCAACAAGCGAGTTGCAACGAATTGCAATGCAGGTGGAACGATCAGCTTTTTAGGTTTAGCAGCAATCAACAAGCCACGCTCATCAGTCCATGCAGCGATTTGGATAACAGCCGCTTCTAAAGAAGTTTCGTTTAAATCAGCAGGAGTAGAAGGAATGTTGCTGTTAGTAGCGCCATTAACTCTC